CTTAAAAGTCTATTTTTTTAAATGTTCTTTAACCGATTCTATAACGTACTTAGCTATCTCCCACTTCCATTCTGCGTATAAGCCAAGAACTAATCCAATAATGAAATATATCATAATATAAGTTCTGTTAAGTTTTTGTTGTTACCAACTGTTCCTTTGATGAATACATTAAAAGCTAAACTTATTCTAGTGTTATTTCCTTCTTTAGTTTCTACCATGTGAGTTAAAGATGAAGGGAATAGTATTACATCTCCAGTCTTTACAGAAAACCACCAAGTTTCTGAGTTGTATAAATTCCAATCTTTAACTTCTAGTTTAATGGTATTGTATTTATCATTAAAAAATTTAATCTTATCATGTTCTTCATGGCAGTTAATATAAAATACTCCTGATACTAATGAATTAGGATGTGCATGTTTATGATGATATTGATTTGTTTCAGTATAGTTTAACCAAGACTGAGTAATGTATGGTGTAATGTTATTAGCTGGTGAAATAACTTTATCAAAGTAATCTTGTACTTTTAAATCTAATTCTTTTTTAATATTAGCAAAAGTTTTTTCATTAAGAATATAATTATTATTTGATGTAATGTTTCCATCATTTTTATAAAAATCTTTTTTATGTTTATCTACAAACTTTAATTCTAATGGTGTTAATTTTCTATCTAGTTTAGATATGTAAATAGGAGTTGGAAATATCCCATTAATTTTAGATTCAATCATTGTTATAATTAAATTATAACTCTACTATATCCCAAGTCAATGTTGATTCGTTCCATTTATATTTATTATCATCTATTGGCATAGCAACTGGTGCTTCCCATCTACAAGTGTCTTCATTTAATATCCATGATGCGTAAGGTTTTTTAGGAATAAAAGCATCTCTATCTTCATCATAAGTATAACCTATTCCTGCATGATTTTTTCTTAAAGGTGTTCCACCAGAAGAATGAACTCCACCATTTGTATTATAAGATGTTTGTTTCCAAATAGCCCAACCAGTTAATTTAGTTAAAAAATCAATTCCATTAACTTCTTGTTCAACTCCATTAGAATCTTTTAATACGTTATTATGTACTGAAAGTACTTCTATTACTTTTGAATTTAATCCTATTTTTGCGAATGATGCCATTATGCTGTGTAACTCCCCGAACCTGTAAATACTAATATTTTATTTGAACCTGATGTAGATTCTGTAGGTGAACCTGTTATAGTTCCTGAATAACTTGCAGTTGGTATGCTTAATATAACAACTCCTTTTCCACCTGTTGCACCATTATTACCACCTTTTGAACCTCCACCTCCACCACCAGTATTAGCTGTTCCTGCTGTTCCCACACCAGTTCCACTACCTGCTCCACCACCACCAGTTCCACCAGTTCCACCAGTTCCATTAGATGGAGAATAACCAGCACCTCCACCTCCTCCTCCAGCATAAGTAACTGAAGAACCTGTTATAGAAGAAGCTGTACCAGCACCACCATTTCCACCAATGGCATTTGGTGCTGAATAAGAACCATTACCACCAATAGCACCAGCGCCACCTCCACCACCAGAACTTGTTGCTCCACTAGAAAGTCCAGCACCACCAGTATTTCCTTGACTTGGAGATGTACTAGGAGTGTTACCAGCACCACCAGTTCCATCTGGCGCAGCACCTCCTCCAGAACCACCACTAACACCATTACCAGCATTTCCAATACCACCTCTACCTCCACCTGCGGAAGTTATAGTCGTTAATCCTGTGCCTGAAATTGAAGAATTAGAACCTGAAACACCTGTTGTTCCACCATCTCCTACTGTTATTGTAATTGCTATACCTCCATTAACTGTTTGAGTTGATGTTCTAAAACCACCTGCTCCTCCACCACCATTAGCCCAACTTGGAGAAGTATCATTTCCTCCACCACCACCACCAGCTACTACTAGAAAATCTATTGCATAAGGAACTGGGTCTAATGATTGTGTTCCAAAATTTGTACCAGAAGAAGCAACCCAACCTTGTGTAGAATCTACATAAGTTATAGTTACAGCTTCTCTATTTGTTGTTAAAATTTTATTATTTGTTCCACCTTCAATTTTATTTGAATTAGCACCTAATGTAATTGCATTTGTAGCAAAAGTTCCTGCGTAATCTACTACTGCTATTTGCTGTCCAGCAGTTGGTGAAGCTGGTAAAGTTACTGTAAAAGCAGATGATGTTGTGTTGCAAAAATATCCTTCTCCAGCAACAGCAGTAAAACCTGTTGTTTGAACTGATTGCCAAGATGTACCAGAAGATACAGTTGCAAACTCTAATGCAGTTGCACCAGAATTAGTTCTTAATACTTGTAATGAAGTTCCTAATGCTGTTAATCCAGTTCCACCATTTGTTGTGGCTAATGTTCCAGTAACTCCTGTTGTTAATGGTAAGCCAGTAGCATTTGTTAAAATTCCAGATGCAGGTGTTCCTAAAGCTGGTGTTGTTAAAATTGGTGATGTTAATGTTTTATTTGTTAAAGTTTGAGTTCCAGTTAATGTTGCAACAATTGCAGTATCAATTGTTAATGTACCAGAAGAAGTGATTGTTCCACCACTAAGACCATTTCCTGTAGCAATGGATGTTACTGTGCCTGAATTAGATGGTGTTACTTGTGTAAATGTAATTAAATCTGTTCCTAATGTAGCACTTGTGTTTGTAGTACATAAATGAAATGTATCAGCATTTACAGTTCCTTCTTGAATAATAACTAATTGTCCAGCAAGTTCTGTAATAGTATCAAATTCAGTATCTCTTGAAGCGGAACCAGAAGCTACAACAATATAAATACCATTTTGTGATTCTGTTGTTTGATTTTTTAATAATACTCTATCTCCTGTAACAAGTGTTACTCCATCTAATGTATCAGCATTTTCTAAAGCAGAAGCTATTGTTACGTTGGCAGTTGAAGCAGCTCTACATATAATTCTTGTTTTTAATCCTGTAACTAAATTATCTACATAAGTTTTAGTTGTTGGTTCAGATCCAACTGTTGGAGAACTTAAACCTGATATAGTTCCACCAGTTATAGCGACAGCACTTGCTGCTTGAGTTGCTATAGTTCCTAAACTTAAATTTGTTCTTGCAGTAGATGCTGATGTTAAGTCAGATAAATTATTTGCTTTAACAAGTTTTGCATCAAGTTGTGTTTGTATTGCAGATGTAACTCCATCAAGAAATGCAAATTCTGAATTAGATACTAAACCACCACCAATTTTAGTTGCGTCAATTGCAGCTGCTGCTGCAACTTTAGCATTAGTAATTACAGATTCTGGAATTGAATCATTTGTTTTAGATAATGCAGCAACATAAATAACTACTGCTTCGTTAGCTAATGAACCACTATCCCATACAACAGTTACTGTAGTATTGGTTGAAAATGTAGTTGCACTTATTGTACCAAATATAGTTCCTGGAGTTGTAGCTATTGCTTTAACTCTACGGCCTACATGATAAAAACTTGTAACGTCTGTACTAGCTACTGCGAATGAAGTAGCTGAAGCATAAGTAATTGTAAATCCATTATCTCCATCACCATAAATAACCCATTGAGAATCGTTAAACCATTCTCTAATTTCTGCAGCTAAACCTCTAAAGCAATTATTAATATTAGAAGGCAACATTCCTTCTGCTGTATTAATAGTTCCTATTGTAGTGTTATTTGCTGCGGTAGTACTGTAATCTTTTATTCCTGCCATATTAATCTCCTATAAACCATGTGAAAACTTTATCGTTTTCTGTGTTAAATTTATTTATGTATTCGTTAACTGCAACTTCAACTTGTCTTTGAAAAAATTCCTGTGTATCAAATGAATATCTTACGTTATCTAAATCTTGTTCTACTACATCACTCATTATCTTAATCCTGCTGGACTAGCAACAATGTCTATACCTTGTGCGTCATCCCAAATAGTTCCTGCAGCTATTTTAACATTAGCTCTAACATATCTTCCAGATTGTCTTAATGGTACAATACCACTTGTATTTGCTGCAACATAACTAGAAGTTACCGCAGTATCTACTAAAGCATCTCTAGTTTTAAGAGCTACTGTCGAAGCACAATTAACAATTGGTCTTACACCTGTAATTTTAGTTCTAAGTCCGGGAATAGGTTCTAATTCAGAAGTCTCTATTTCAGCTTCTAAATCATTACCTGCAAAAATAGCAGCTTTAAAATCAGAATCAATTGCACCTAAGTATAATTGACCACCTGACCAGAAATCAGTATCTAATGCTATGTTAATATTATCTAAGTTTGTAGATATAATGTCCATTAATTCTACAGTATAAGCTCCTACAAATTGAGTAAATATTGTAGATGCACTTGCATTAGCTGTAGACCACTTCTCAGTAACATAATTATAAATTAAAACTTTATCACAAATACCAGTTGTATTGTTTGTGTTACTTACAGAAGGATATAACCATAACGCAAGGTTATTAAATGGATCTACTGCTGCTACAATTCTATCTGTATAAGCTTTGTTTAAATCTGAATCAAAAAATCTATTAACTTTTTCTGCACCAATTGCTTTTAATGCGTCTCCATTAATTTCAAAAAAACCATCATCAGCATAAAAGAATACTCGTCTATCTGTTTGTGTTACAGTCTGTCCATATACAGCACCACGATTAGAAGATATAACGGAAAATCTGAATACTGTTTGTCCGCCAATATAGTCCATACGAACAATTTGATTTTGTCTAAATACATATCCTATTTCTCCAGATGTTATTGCTACAATTTTTCCACCAGCTCCTGGAATATCTTGAAAGTCTGCTTGTTTTTTTCCAAGTTCCCAAGTTAATATATCATCTATACCAGACCATTGTACTCTATTAATAAAA